TTTGTGATCCATTTTGTTTTTCTCCTTAAATTTGTTTTTCGGAAATAAGCTTATTAGGGAAGCTCAATAGTGGGGTTAAATAATTGCCGAGCTACAAGAGGGATAAAAATGGGTAGCTCATTTTGGCTACCCATAAATATATGTAGATATTAAAAACCGCGAAGAATTTTATTTTTCTTTGATCTATTTTCTGAGATAGTTAGTGGTTGCAGATTAGTGTAATGAAAACATTGTTTTTGTTGGTCTTCATCTTCTAGATTATATACATCACATGGTATAATATGGTCTATCTCCCAGTAACTTCCATGGTTGCTCCAATTCATTTCTGGTCTAAACTGTTGTTCAATATGTTGCTTGCACTGTTCTATTGGGCATCCTATTAGTTCTAATGCTGAGTGGTTTTTGGTTATGTTATCTCGTTTTAATGCATCTAATAAGCGTAAGCGTAGTGTATGTTTTAGTTTGAACTGAGGGTCAGTTGCTTTTTTATCTTTTCTATACTGGTTTAATTTTTCTTTATTGTTGTTTCTATAATTTTTATCTCGGTTACCATCACATTCTTTACATGTAGACCTAAGACCAAATCTCCCTAATTTTAGCTTATTAAAGTGTTCAAACGATAGTTCTTGTTTACAGCTAGAACATATTTTATGATCAGGTTGTAAATTTTCAGTTAAACGTATAGATTTCTTAGTATGATAATGTTTATTGTGGTGGTTATGGTTACATTCTCTACATTCACGTTGCAAGCCATCTTTACGTGTTTTATTTTTATTATATTGATCTGTTGTTTTTTCTACTTTACAAGTAGGACATATTTTTGTTAACATAAAATGAAATTTGCTCCTACCAATAAATATATGATAGGAGCAAAAGCCAATAAAATGTTTCAAAATCTTTATATCAACATAGAGGGCACACGCCAGTACTTGTACAAATTATATCTGTAATGAGTTTATTTATTTCACCATATTTGTTATAACTGTGGTTGTATTCTTTTCCCTCTTTTAATGCCCCAATAGGATGCATATATGCCTCTGGTGTGCTAGGTACACTAACCAAATCAAAGCAAAGCAATTCAAAATCGTCTTGTACTTCTACTGTTTCACCCAATTGCTTAACAGAACCCATACCGCGAGATGATATTCCAAGAGGAACACCAGCGCTTACAAGTTCCATTGCTATTTTGCCTGAGGGTGTGTTGAGAAGTTCAAGTTCACCCATCAAATCGTTACCATCCCACCATACTTTTTTAATATTATGGGAAACATTATTTAAATTTACTACAGAAGAATCAGGATGATCTAATTCACCTAAAGCATTATTTTGTTTGATTGGTCCTTCCATGTATTTTTTTACTTCACGCTCTAATACTTCACGAGGATATACACGGCCGTTACCATTCTTTTGTTCGGCTTCTTGTAGTTTGCCTTGTAAACGCATTCTGCCGTTGCTGCTAGTTTTAGCTTCGGTAAGAGAAAGTTTAGCTACGCTAAAAGGAATATGATCTATTAATAGTTGTTTCATATTAGTTATTTTCGCCAGTTACATCAGTCATATTATCACGACCATCATATATTTCTTGTCTGATTATTTTGCGGATAGCTTCTCTAAGTTTATCTTCTACTGATTGTTTTGGTTCAACCGGTGGTACTTCAGGATATCCTATATCTTCCCCTCTAGCTATTTTATTAAGATTTGTTGTTAATGTAGCATTTCTATCAAAAATAGTTTTAGCTACATCTATTTTTTTATCTGTATCTTTATTTTCTTTTATCTTTTTCATTTTTTCACCAGTAGCATCCATTTTTTTAACACCACGAGATGTTTTAGAAACAAGCGACATTGATGATATACCTTTTACTGGTTTATTTGTTTCTTTTTTGGCTTTATTAGATGACGCTTTGATCTTTTCAACACCTTTAGGTGTTTTCATTTGATTAGCCTTATCTACCATTTCAGTTTCGTCTTTCTTTTTCTCAATAGCTTTCTTTTCTTTACTAGGAGTAGCTTTAGTATCAACACCAGATAATTTAAGTTGAGTGTAATAGAATGGGTTTTCAGCTAAATGATCTAAAGCTATTTTTTTAGCTTTTTCGGGATCATCAGTATGTTCCATTTCTACTTTAATACCCATACGTAATTCATCGTTATTAACTTGATCTGCTGTTAATTTAGTTTTACCTTCAGTTAATATTCCTTTGTTTCTAAGGATTTTAACAGCATCATTAAATGATGTCACGTTAGTAACGTATTGAGGCATTGTCATACGCAAATTTCTCATGAAATTAGCTTGTGACATTCTGCCTTCTTTTAAATCAATGTATTGTTGTTTTATACTTTTCATCTAATGTTTATTTTATAGCATTGTATATTTTTGTTAAAACACCTTTACTTACTTTCCCGCCAATTTTTTCTTTTACACCACGGATAAAATCATCAACAGTGGTTGACTTATTTACTAGATCACGTAATCCAGTAATAGTAAGTGCTTTTTTAAGATACGAGCTGCCCTTTGAAAAGTCTGTTATTACATCGCTAGGAAAATCAATTGCTTTTAAAGCTGCTTTTTCTCTATCAGCTTTGTCTGATTGTGCATACTGGGATCTGTGTATGAGTTTAGAAGGTTGTGAGGTATCTTTCATGTCATACTCTTCTTCATTTAATATCTCTCTAACTAATTGGCGTAATTGACTTTTTTTCATGTTTTTAGTTTTTATCTACCTTGTCCTTTGTATGCTTTTGGTTTAGGAGTATGTTTATTATACGATTTTTTAGCGGATCCCTTTTTACGTTTTCCAAATGATATCTTACGAGACTCACCCGCACTTTTACCTTTTGCCATTACTGATTTAAATTTTTAATTTTATTGTTTAAATGATTTACCATTTCAGAAATAGCAGCTACTGCTTTATTTGTGCGATTCCAATATGCAATACCATCACCTTCACTCAATTCTTGTTTCATGCGCTGTGTATATTCAACAATGCGATCTATTTCTTGTAATTTACGTTTTACTTCACGAATTGCTTTATGAAGTTGTTCAGCTTTAGTTCTGTATTTAACTTCATTTTTAAATTTATGGTATGTTACTTCGTTAAGTAACTCTTGATCGATAATGTCGTTTAGTTTCATATTGTTTTCTTTTACAGCACCTGAATAATATCCACCACCTTTGGTAGCTAAACTAGGGCCAGTGTAACCACTAGCTGCTGTGTAACCGCTAGCAGCACCATATTTGGAGGCTTGATCGTAGTTACTGCGTTCGTTATATATTTTTATGCCTTTCTTTTTAACTGATGACCAAAGAGATTTGTAATCTTTTATCTTAGAATCAGAAGGCATTGTTGTTTCACCTTTAGTTACTTTCATACCTTGCTTTTCTGCTGTTTTAGTAGCAGCATTTTTCTTTTGTCCTTTAGGAGCAAAAGCGTAAGGAGTCATAATAGGACCAGCACCAACACCAATAGCACCAGCAGTAGACATTTCGTCCAACTCTTGGCGTATTAATGATTTGATGTATTCTTTTAGGTCCATTATTTTATTGCTTTTAATTCAGATACTAATTGGTGAAATTGGAGTAAAGCAACAATATTGTCATCCTTTACATTTTGATTTTTATCAAGTGGTTTTAATAAATTAACCACTTCGTTTATTTTAATCTGGGTGGTTTTATCGGTTACCTTTTGATTTAGTACTTTTAATTCAGCTTTGATAGCAGTGTAGTGATTATTAACAAATTCACGTAATTTAACATTATTTGATATGTTGTTAATATATTCTTTTAATACTGCTTTCTGTGGTGAAGATAAATCACCATATTTTTCATTGAATTTTTCAAGTAACATTTTGTAAACTAAAAGACGAGTACCTTTATCCATTTTAGCATACTCTTCCATTACACGGTCTTTTACATCATCTTTATTAACTTCTTTACGTGTAATGTATTCAAGTAATGTTACTTTATTTTCAATAACTTGAGTAGGTTCAATAAAATCTAGTGAATTATGTGCTTCAATTAAATTGTAAGCAGCAGCATACTGTGTGTAGTTATTGATCTTTGATTTAAAAAATTCTTCTAAATCATAAGATTCACGAATATCTTTAATCAAATTGTATTTTTCTTTACGTAACGCTGAGCGATTTAATCTGGATGATATTTCTAAAGTAGCATTAATTAATGATTCTGCTTTGCTTTCTGATAAAGCTTTAGTGTTAATTAATGCTTGATATATTTTGTGTTCTTTTGCTAATTCGGATTTTGAAAAATATTTTTTCATTAATCCAACAGCAGCAGAGTCTTTACCAGAAACAGTATCGGATGCTACCTGACGAACTAATAGTTCGAATAATATGCCTGTATTGCGGAATTTAGAATGTTTTACTTTCATATTAAAAGTGTGCACTACCTATAAATATGTAGTTATTATATGTCCTTAATATTTTTTTCGTCTAATAATGAAGATTCCTCAGGATTAAACACAATTTGTTTATCTGCTCTAGGAATACCTTTTAACATATCTTTATATTTTAAAGATTCAGCTAAAGCTAATGGTGAACCACCTTTAGGAGTTCCGCTTCCTTCGTCAGGAATATTAGCAGTATATAGTGTTGCGTTCTCTTTACTTCCTAATCTATCTTTACCTAACGGATCTTGTTGTGTTCCAACGATAGAGGCTTTTTCTTTAGGACGACCAACCGGATTTTTTTCATCATATCCAGGAGGAACAGGATTTTCACCAACACCATTTCTACCTTTACCATACAGTGTAGCTAGATCGTGTGGTGTACCATATGATTTACCTGATTTAGCTGGGTCGTTACCTTCATTTTCAATTTGTGATAAGCGGAAAGTACGTTTCATATCTTCAATTACTAAATCACGCATTTCATCATATTGATCTTCACTGAATTGGAAGATATTATCGTAAATCCAGTCAGAAGGTACTAATTTACTATCTTGTAAATCTTTAGCCAATGTTACTTTTTCCTTCCATAATGCTACTTTTTCTTGTTCGTAGATTACTGATGGAGTAGTTAAGCTTAATTCAAAATTATTCAATGCTGCCCCATCATATCCCTGAACATATAAATGTACTAAAGCAATCTTATATAATTCAGAAAGAATAATACGTTGAATGCGCTCTATAGTGCGAGCAAAACGGATATCTTCAGCAGCTAATGTTGCTTTACCAGTTAAATCTTTTTCAAAGCCAAAGAAAGCTTTGGGTACTTTAAGCGCAGATAACATTTCGTCACGTAAAAAGTTTACGTCATCTATTGCATTATATTCAAGACCCTTTAATGTATCTATCTTAGTAGTGCTGTTAGCTCCACGTTGAGGAATGTAAAAATCTTCCATTACATTCATCATATTGTAACGTAAATTGTATTCACCTGTTTGTCTATCCATAAATGGAGTTTTCTGCATTTTCTGCTTTAAACGTTCCATATATGCATCTACTTCGTTTGGAGGTAAATTACCAATATCGATGGTGAATACACGTTTTTCTGGGGCACGAGTAATACGATGTAACAGCATTGCATCTTTCATCAGCACATACTGTTTGTATGTTTTGCGAGCAGGCTCTATATACGATCTACCGTAAGGAAGATAATTAGCATCAGTTAATAGTCTAAAATGAGCTATTTCGTAGTTTTCAAATTTAATTTTACCATCTCTATCTTTAACACGACTATTGATACCACCGGCAGCAATAACCATTGGATCAATTTTGAAACACACGTAGGAGGGATTTTCAGGATCCATACCTTCTTCACGTACCATGTCATAAACAGATAATGGTGTTACACTGTATATTCCAAATTTTTCAGCTATTTCAAGGTGTAAATAAAAATCACCATATTTACACATATTTCTAGTCCACAACCATAAATTAAATTCGATATTTAATATATCGTAGAATAAATTATATAAAATGCGTTGAATATTTTCGTCTGCACTTCTAATCTGTATTACTTCTTTTGCTTCATTCTTTAGTGTAGCTTCATCTGCTACTATATCAAGAGCAGAGGCTATGATAGATTCTGTATCCATTGCTTCATAATCAGTGTATAACTGAATACGAAGTGTTTGGTAATTCATTGTTGGGTTGTATGGCATATTAGCGCCATAGCGGTGCAACTTTGTGTATCTATCTATTAAAGCATTTGTTTTTACGTTTCCGTAGGCTTGTATTCTATCTACATCTATTGTACGGAGCTGATTACCACCTATGTTTCTGATGATAACGTCTGTGGAGAATAATCGTCTTAGTCTACTAAATAAGCCTGAGTTTTGTTCAGCCATTTGTGTTTTATTATGTCAATAAATATTTATAACTTAAAATAACCATGTTATGTTTTCATTTCCATACGGTGTTTCTATCATGTATGGGTTTGGTATTCCGTTTGGCAAAGTTGGCATATTGCCTGGTCCTCCTTTAGTGCTAGATATTCCGCCAATAGCTGCTCTAGCTAAATCTAAACCCTGTTGATGAAACTTAATACCAGTATCTCTGGTGAAAAGTCCAATTCCTAATGCCATCACTAAGTCATCATTATAACCATTTTGTGCTTGAGCTTTTCCATTTTGCCACACAAATACACGTAACTCTTCAAGCAAACGTTTAGAATGAAAGACAAAATGTCTTTCTCTAATATACGCTTCCATTTTGGAGATAACAAGTGGTCTTGTTTTAGTTGACATAGTAAAGCCAGGAACTGTTTGATCAGATTCCATCTTAGCCATCCATTTATCCATATGCATTTCTCCATAAGCGCGAGGAGAATAGTGGAGATTTTGATATCCTTTTTCTATAATAGTATTAATAACATCCCATCCTACGTTAGCATTTTCAGGTACTATCAATGCGTTGTTGTATTCTGAGGCAACAGATACAAGCATATTACCATATTCTCTGGTGCCTATCTGCGATTTGTATTCAGCAACTTGTTCACACGCTTCAACATCAATGACATGAAACGCAGAAAAGTCACTACCATCACCACGAGCCACGTCAGCACATATAATATAAGACTTACTATAATCAGGGTACTGCCAAATCCAAAAGTCACCACCCATGAAACGACGTTCAATAGGATCTTGTATAAATGTTTGTTCATAAAAGGATAATACATCGTTGTCAATTACAGAATTACCTGATCCTAAAAAGTCACAATCATATTCTTGAGCAAATTCACGTGGTGACATGTTTGCTCGCTCTGTTTGTTCCCACTGTTCATCTCTATCAGGATGAAGATTCCACTTTAGCTCTATTGGAAAAAAGTCATTTTTACCTATTTGAGCTTCAGTATATATTTTATGAAACCAGTTTCCAATACCGTTAGGAGAAGATAATGCTATGATACCTCCACCCGTAGCAATTGTTGGTTTAATACTGGTGTATATTTTATCAATACCTTCGATAAACGCCGCCTCATCTATCAATAATAAAGATACGGCGTAAGATCGACCTGCATCTGATGCTGCTGATGTAGCTACAATTTGAGAGTTATTTGCTAATTTAAGCGATAGTTTATTATCTGATATTGGTTTTTGACTGCCACGAAGCCAAGCAGGTAAGTTATTGTACATAAACTGTACTTTTTCAACCATACCTTTTGCTGTTTCTTGTTTTGTTGCTATACAAAGTACTGTTTTATCTTTATTAAATAACATTGTCCATAAAGAAAAACCAGCTACTAATGTAGAGATACCTAACTGTCTAGATTTGTTAATGATAGAAAAACGATTATTTCTAAAATCATTTAGTACTTGTTCCTGGAATGGGTATAAATGGAATAATATTCTACCTTTTGTTGGGTGAGTGATATAACAATATTTGCGAAAAAAATGGGTTGGTGAAGTAGCACATTTAATATACTCTGCTTTAATTATTTCCTTTATATTAGCCTGACTGTTCATTTTATTTTTGTTTTACCTTTATTGGGACTTATTCTTCCTTTTAGCTTAGGGTTAGGCTTACCTTTTTTTAATTCACTTAACAATTCTCCAAAACCTTCAGGTTTAGGTTTTTTCATTTTTTGGATTATTTCTTCAGTATAATGTTTAGAATGATTTTGTAATGCTTTACTAATTTTATTACTTCTTTCTACATTACTATAACATCTATGTCCTATTTTACTTTTACGTATTTTTAGTTTTGTTTCATCTGTATGTAATACAGGGCCACTTCCGCCCTTTTTACGTTTATTTACTACATCAAAACCCCATTGTCTGAATTGCTCAATCCAATATGTTTCTAATGGTTCCCAATCATTGTGATTTAATGATTCTACTTTATCTATTATAGTATATTTAATTTGTAGGCCATACTTAGATTGATGTCCATAGTATCTATCATTGTTTTTAGTTTTACCTATATAAACCTTATTAGTACCAGGCTCTATGTTTTCTACCAAATATATTTTAGTGGATATCATATATATAAATATATAAAAAAGCCCAACTAATGTTGGGCTATGACAATGTGGTAAAACTATATTATTTACATTTGTAATCTAAAAAATTAGAACTTTTAGGTCTTTCGTTGATAAATAAATAACACTCTGTTTTACCGTTGTGTGTTATTTCTTTTCTAAAAGACAGTGGTATTCGAGCGCCTGTGTTTAATGTTTGGTTTCTAAAATTTACTCTAATAAAAACTTTAACATCTCCAGATAATGCTAGTTGTCTTTCATAAGCTTCTAATAGTCTCCATACTCCTCTATTTAGATATTGATCTTGTAAAGCACAATTTAGATAACTGAATGTTTTATAAAGCATGCTTTTGTCGCAATTAAAAGCGGCTGCTGGTGCCATATGACCTTTATCGTACACATTATTAAGATAGTCTTCATTATTCGAAGTGTGTACTGAGTCATTAGTATAGAAATCCATTCCTGTTCTTGGGGCAGTACCGTTAGGGCATCTTACAGTATATTTTACCCATAGTGGCTGTTCGAATTTTTCAGAGTACATTACTGTAAAAATATCAGATTGTATTAACACTGAATCTCGTAATCCTTTTTTTATCTGAGTAGGTTGCTTCTGACAGGCAACAAACAACGGTAGTAGAATTACTATTAATACTAAATGAAATCTATCCATAATGTTATTTTAATAGATTATAATATTCTTTAAAATGCTTTATGCGATCAGCTAATCCTATTGTACCACCATTAACACGCTTTGTAACAGATGTTACAACAGCATCAGTGGCACCTTGGTCGGCAATCTTATGTAGTCCGTTCTTATGAAAGAACCAAGCAGCAGATAAAAGTGGGTATTTGGTAGCTACTAAATCTGGATTGTCAACTATTGATTCAGCAACAACAGCATCAAATGCTTTGTAGTTATCCTTTCCGGTTAATTGAATATAACCACGTCCTCTAAATTTCCAACCTTCACCTGATGCTTCAGGGCCATTACCCATTCTGCTACCATAAACTAGGTTAGCGATTTTTTCTGGCTTGCGCTCGTACAAAGCTGCCTTCTCAGGTGTAGGAAAATACTTTTTAAATATTCCTAATAAACCTTTAGCTCCATAGTTTAAATTTTCATTAACTGCTTTGAAGCCTCCGCTCTCATGACCTGCCTGAGCAAGGAAGTGAGCTAGACGAAGTGGAGTGTTGAGTTCAAATTTTGCGATTGTGTCAGGTAACTGTGCAATAACAGTGTCAGGAATGTGTCCTTTTAATTTGTTGATGTCCATTGTACTTTATTTTACTATTTAACAGATGATCCTATAAAGATGAATAACCACAGAGCTATTGCTCCTGCAAATCCTATAGTTGTTCTTTTTAATACTTTTCTATCTTCAAACTTCATCTTTCTATATTTTTCTATCTCATCTTTGTATACTCCATTCAATAAAATAGATTGATTAAGGGATTCTTTGGTTTGAAGTAGATCCGTATTCACCTTGCCCAAACTTTCAGTAGCTGCTTTTAAAGACTCCTCGCTGCGATATAGAGATAGGCTTAATGTATTGACGCTATCCTTTAGCTTTGTAAACTTATTATCTATAGCTTGTGCTTGAGGTACAGTCATGATAACTACCTCCTGCCCTTTAATTACCTTAGTTGTCGGATATTGTGCGAATAGTAAATGGCTTACCAGCATCATCACTATCAGCAAGCTGACTTTTAAGTTCATTGTTTTCTGCTTTTAATTGTTTTATTTCGGTTTCCATTTTTTGGATTTTCTTTACGGTTTTTTCGACTTTCCCTGTAATAGTTGAATCGCTTTTTCTACTTGCTCCTGAAGCACGGGCAATATTTTCTTGGCTTTGAATAAGAATTGAATCAATGTTTGCATTGTAGTTGTCAGTTTGAGTTGTTTCTATATTAGAATTACAACTGATTGATAATAGAAATACTGAGGCATATACTAATTTCATACTATTTAATTTTACCTAGTTCCTGTAATACTGTTATTTTAGAGGCTAAAGCTGCCGACGTGCTATCAGATTTGCGAAGTTGATCTGTGAGAGTATTTAATTTGTCTTCTAAAGATTCAATCTTTGTATTTTGTCTATCTTGAATAGCATTATTTGACATTTTAATATCAACATAAAGATATCCTACTGCTATAATACAAATAAACATTAACCCTTTAACCGGATCTTTAGAAAATTCTTTAAAGCTGATAGGTGCTTTTACTGCTCCTGCTACAGTTTCTGCTGTTGATTTTTTAGGTGCCATTGTTATATATTTTCGTTTTGTGATTCGTCTTCTGATTTTTTCTCATACTTATGATTTATGAATTTATCAACAGATGCAATACCAAATGCACCTAAAGTCATAATCAAAAATGAATTGAAAATAAAATCGTTAATTAAAAGTTGTTTTCCCATATAACCTGTGATAATATCTACACAGGCAAAAATAACCATCATTAAAAATGA